AGCACCTACGCACCATCACCGCCTATATCGTCTTCCCCACCTGGGCCGACCTTCTGGCAGCCATCGCCGACCCTAAGGCCCGGCCACCCTGAAAAAATCGGCCAAACCGGCCAATGAGAATCGCTGCAGAGCCGTCGACGTGCGCATTCATATGGTAACGTTGAAGCACGGTGCTGCAAGTTGACAGCTTGAATTTTTGTCAAAATTTCATCCAATAACCATCATCAAACTGCAATGTGTTGCTTGGCATGATCCGCGCCCATGTGAACCCAAAAAGATGGGAAGCCCCGATGCTGGAGGATTTGAACGCGGGTCTGATCGCGGGCTATAGCTTTATACCCGAACAACGCGGGCAGCGTTTGAGTTGGGTTGACGTTCAGAAAGCGCCGACCGGAGAGGATGGCGAACAGTTTCGTTGGTTGCACCTGAATCTAGCCATGCAGCCGGTTCGGCGGTGGTTGGAAGCCAGCTCTGGTTTGCCTGAGTCCGCAATTGAGGCGATGCTGGATGCCGATCCGCATTACCATGTGGTGTCTACCGGGCAGGGTTTTTTGCTGTCTTTGAATGACGTGATTTTGGGCGAGACCGAAAAGACTCGCGAGAATACTGGCTTGGTGGCCATTTGGGTTGATCGCGGGCAGATGATCACCATTCGCCGATGGCCGATGCTGTGTACCGATCGGCTGATTAAAAAGGTCGATGGTGATTACGCGCCAGAATCCAGTATCAATTTATTTCTGCGGCTGTTTGATCAGATCGTCGATACGTTCCGAAAGCGCGTTGTGCATCTTCGAGTTGAGGTCGATAAGGCCGAGGATCGGATGTTAGCCGGGCATACCAGCGGCCTGCGTTCCCATCTGGCTGGGTTGCGTCGGGAAGCGGTGGCCATGCACCGCCGGATCGTACCCGAATTTCACGGCATCACGCAATTAACAGCACGCTTGCCGGCCTGGGTAACAGAAGATGAGCAAGCTTTCTTTCGTCAGGTCGCCGACGAGGTTGGATCGCTGATCAATGATATTCGTTCAGCTCAGGAGAGAACAAAAGTTCTTCAAGATGAATATGCCGCAATGATTGCAGAAGAAACTAATAATAATCTATTTGTTCTGTCTATTGTGACGGTGATCATGTTGCCGATGACATTTGTTACCGGATATTTTGGGATGAATACGTCGAGCTTACCTCTGACGAGTCCTGATGGGTGGGGTTCGATAGCGTCTAGTGCCATTATTGTAATCGTTGGGGTGGCAACAGCGGCATTGCTACGTTATATGTTGCTACGGAATCGTCGAGACCGATGATTTTTTGTTTTTGAGACGGGTTGCGATAACTTTGGTGAAGTCAGGGCGGGTCTGATACCGGCGAGCCGTGATGCCGACGCACCGTTATCTTTTTCGAGGGACAGAGTGAGTTTCCCGCTTGACAGTTGGGCGCAGTAAGAGATAAAAAACGTCACCGTCGCGAGACGTGGGGACGTAGGCCGTTTTAGGTTGAGTTGGGGGCGGCAGGACTTCCCCGGCGGTGTGTCGGTTTCTTTTCGATGTTGAGTGTGTGGCGCCCAGATTTCTGTGGCGCCTTTTTTTTGCGTTCAGTGGCGGGCTTGAGCCATGTTGGCTCGCTCCCAGGAATAACTCTCCAGTCCTATCCGAGCGTCGATGGGGCTGCCCCCTCGTGCGTCCAAAATCCGATCCTGTAATAAGGAATCACTCTATGATTAAGGATTCAATTCGGCGCCCCACTTGCGCCGCGACCATCAATGGTATCCGCGCTCCACTGACTTCTTTTGAGGTTGAAAGCAATAATCATTTTGCGGCGGATACTTGGGAATGCTCGCTGGCGCTAGCCAGCCTGCCGCCAGGACTGGGATTAGACTTTTGGGCCAATCAAGCGCCCATTACCGTTCAAATTTTTGCGGGCTTGGACAGCGATCCCACCACCAGCCTTATTTTGGGTGATGCCGATCACGCAACTCTCGATGCCGCGACCGGCGAAGTTCGCCTTTCGGGTCGGGATAAGACCGCATTATTTTTAGAAGCGCGAACCACAGATAAGTTCCCCGATCACAGCGCCAGTGACATTGTAACGCAGTTTGCCAATAATCATAGCATGCAAGCACAAGTTACGGCGATTCAGAGTCGGGTTGGTCAACAAGATCAGCAAGAATATGCCAAATTAACTAGCGAGCAAACCGAATGGTCTATTTTAACATATTTGGCAGAAAATGCTGGATTTGATCTGTTTGTGGTGGGTAATACGCTCTACTTTCAGCCTCCCAACAGTTCCAATGAACAGCCCTATGTCGTGACATATGTTCCATCGAAAACCGGAAAGATGGCTTATGGCTCAGTCGTAACGCTTCAGTGTCAGCGATCTCTTGCTTTGGCTTCGGACGTTGCGGTTCAGGTGACGTCGTGGAATGCTCGGTTGGGGCAGATCATCACCGGCCAAGCGCACGCGAGCAAAAACGGTTCAGAAAGCGGAGCCGTCCAGACCTATAACTTCCGTGAACCAGGATTGAACCAAGAACAGGCGCAAAAATTGGCCCAACGGAAGCTGCTGGAAATTTGCAAGCAGGAACGGACGATTTGTTGGACGGAACCCGCCAATTTAGCCCTAACACCCCGAACACAGGTTCGGCTTCAAGGAACCGGGACAGCGTGGGATCAGCTTTATGTGATCGACCGCATTCAAAGAAGAATGAGCTTTTCCGGCGGTTTTACCATGAGTGTCCAAGCAACTGCGTCTTCTTCACCGTCTAATTCCACCTAATGTCATCATCATAGACGCTATTTATTATAGCGTTGTTTGTAACGGCGGGCAAATCTAGTGAAATACTAGGCCGCTGATGGCTTTCTGCATCCAAGTGAGGCCTTCATGTTTTGCACTATTTCCAATACTATTCCGAATGATTCTGACTATTCATGCCGCACACGACGCTTGGACTTGTTAACACGGGTTCTCGAAGGTCGGCTTTATGACGGCTTGCGCTATGCCTTTGGCGACGAGAAATCCGAATCCGGCGAGTATATCCCGATTCGCGATCGTCGCCCGGCCATCCGCTACAACCTGTCTCGCATTGTGGTGTCGGATTCCGTGTCCCTGCTGTTCAGCGAGGGGCATTTTCCAATGGTCGATTGTCCCGACGCGGCAACACGGGATGCGCTGCTGGTCTTGATCAAAGATTGTCGACTGAATGCGATCATGCTGGAGGCGGCCTTGATCGGCTCGGTCGGCTCGGTGGTGCTGTGGTTGCGGCTGTTGCGCAACCGGGTTTACATCCAACCTCTACCCACTCTCTATCTGACCCCGACCTTCGATCCCGAGGCCCCGGATCGCCTGTTGTCGGTGTGCGAACAATACAAGGTTCCGGGGCAGGCCCTGATCGAGCGAGGCTATGCCCTTTCCGAGGATGACGCCCGCACAGTGTTTTGGTTTCGCCGGGACTGGGACAGTGTTGCCGAGACTTGGTACCAGCCCTGGCCCGTGCGTGGGGCAATAACGGACCCAAAAGTGGATGAAACTCGGACGGTGGTCCATAATTTGGGGTTCGTGCCGATGGTGTGGGTGCGGAACCTGCCCGGCGGTGATGAAATCGATGGAGCCTGTACCTTTGAAGCCGCCATCGATAGCCAGATCGAGATTGACTATCAACTGTCCCAGGCCGGGCGCGGGCTGAAATACAGCTCGGACCCAACCCTTTTAATCAAAGAACCGGCGATGGGCGGCGGTGCTTTGGTCAAAGGCGGTGGCAATGCCATCGTGGTCGACAAGGATGGCGACGCCCGGATGCTGGAAATCGGCGGCAGCGCGGCTTCGGCGGTGGTTGATTACTGTCGGGCGTTGCGCGAGTTAGCCTTAGAAACAGTGGGTGGAAATCGCACCAGTGCCGACAAGATCAGCGCGGCACAATCGGGGCGAGCCATGGAGCTGATGAACCAGTCGTTGATCTGGCTGGCAGACAAGCTACGAATCTCGTATGGCGAAGGTGCTTTGCTTGATTTGCTGCGGATGATTGTTGCCATCTCGCGACAACACCCCTTGAATGATCGAGCCGGCCATCCGGTCGGGCCGTTATCCATCACGGCTCCCCTGAGCCTGAAATGGCCGCACTGGTACGCGCCCACGGCCTCTGATCGTCAGTCCGACGCCACCACCCTGAAAACATTGGGTGAATCCGGTCATTTGTCCCGTGAGACGGCGGTCAAGTCCATTGCTGCCGACTACGACATTGAAGATATCCCGGCCGAATTGGCCCGGATTGCCGCCGATGCCCAGGCGACAGGTCCATTGTCCCAGGCTCCATCGAACGGCGCGACCTCGGCGGCAAATGCTGCTGATTCCTAAACCCTATCACATCTTTACCAACAGAGGTACGTCATGACGACAACTCCGACCATCCCAGATGATTCAGCTCCTGCCACCATCGGTTATGTTCGTGGCTTGATCGAAGCCGCGATGCGGCAACGCGACAAAGCGAGCCAGGACGCCAGCCAACCGAGCAATGACAGCTCGGCTTCGGCGCCCGAGTCCAAGAAAACCGGCGATGACGGTGAATTGTCCGACACCGCCAAAACCCGAATCATCAATAGCGAACTGAAAGCCGAAGCGGTCAAAGCGGGATTGATGGATTTGGATTTTCTGAAACTGATTGACCGTTCGAAATTGCGGGTCACGAAGGATGGGGTCAGCGGCATTGAAAGCGCCCTGGCGGATCTGAAAGCCAGTAAACCCAGTCTGTTCGAAACCGCCAGCACCAGCAGTGCTTCGACTGCCCCGAAGGCTGGGGTTGCTGAACGGTTCGATGCCACCAAAGCCACAGCGGCTCAAATCGCAGAGCGGTTGGCGCAATTGTCTGGACGTAGAGGGGTATAGAAATCCCCTTGCGGTTGACGCCGTCGAACCAGAAGGTTCGCCGGCGTTGCCGTTATTGACAAGGCAGCAGGAAAATCGTTTGATCGCTATCTGTATGAAGGTGTTAATAGGATGGGCTTGGTGCTCTTCAATCGACTGCGGTTTTTTCATCGATGATGAATTTTGAAGATCTCAATCAGAATAAAATAACAAGCAAAGGTCATAAAGATGAAAAGCCGTGGCCGTATCTTTTGGTTTCTTCTATTCTTTTTTGTTATGCTGATGGCTTCTCCACGGGATTGCGATACAGATGGTTATCATCGGTCGTCTTTAGCTTTAACCGTGGCTGTCCAGATTGCTGAAGGGCTGATTTCTCCGGCCAATGACTGGGGGGCGTCGATGGCGAAAACGCCGGAATGGCTTCAGCCCGCATGCCAAGATGGTACGGGAGCAACATTATCTTTGTTCCAGTGTTCGAGCCTGAGTTCTGGCGAACTCGAACAGGACGGATGTCCGAAGTTCGAGATCAAGCGATGCTGGGTTTTGACCGCCCAAGAGAGCCTCTTGAGTAATCCTAAGCTGTTAGGCGCGATTATCGATGGCATAAGCCACCCTTGCCAATATCTCTCGCGGCGGGGTGACTCGGATACACTTGAAGATGTCTCTTTGGAGACCATTAAGACATATATTACGTATTATTTAGAGGCAAAGTGTAATATTAGTTTTGATAATTTTCCCGATATTGTGGTTATTCGCTTTGAAAATCAGCAAAGAAAGATAATTTGGCAATTTGTATTGAATTCAGGTGAATTACCTAAATTTGGAGGCAAGCGAGCATCTTTTGGTATGCTCCGCACAGCAGCATATATAGCTGCAAATCTTAATAGATTTATCAATGATGATACTGAAATACATAAATTATCATGTAATGATAGTGATGGTGATATGCTTCTAATATATTCTTGTTTAAGTATTAGTTATGGGCAAATTGAAATAAACAATTGTCCAAATGGAGTCATCGGGCGCTGTTGGATATTAGTCGCTGAGATGTTTTTGCTCGGTAATAATAAAGATTTGGTAGCAACTATTGATGCCGTTGCACATCCTTGCAAATATATTCCAAATTTAGAATTAATTAATAAATTGAAAAAAATAAATTCATGGGATATATTTAGATATAATTTCCGTTATGAAGACGCAAAATGTGACACTAATTTTAATAATTTTCCTGATATGGTTGTTATTAATTTTGAGAATGAGTACGGACATATCGTTTGGCAATTTATCAAGATGCCAAGCCCATGATGACGGCTAAAATAACAACTAATGGAGTTAAAAATGCCTGAGCATAGAACGCCAGTCCTGATCATTCATACGGTTTGCTCTAGTACAGTTTCAGATAATGTAGTTGGGCACTACTATGTTGAGTTGATTGATGCTAATGGACAACGAATTGTGGCGGGTCTGATGCCAGATATAGAGGGGGGAAATCCATTTCCTCAGGCAGGTCATATTGAATATTCAGATGATAATGAGACTCATTCAAAGAAAAGTGTTGACAGATATTTATACAAAGAGAACTCAGAATCATCTGACCCAATCCCTCTGACTCAAAAGCAATATGACGATGCCAAGCAGTATATTGATCGCTCCATAGCTGTAAAACCAATGTATTCTGCTCTCACACAAAATTGCGTGGACTTTACTGTTGGGGTTTTGCAGGCTGCTTGTCTCTCATCTGAAATTGGAGATTATTTAACGCGGTCGCAGCCCTCTGAAATGACGGGTGCTAATATATACAGAAGGCTTGGATATAGTTTGGGTTCTGGTGATTCCGCAATCGAAATGGATACGACAGTTGCAAAGGATATGATTTACGGTCTCCTGGGTTATTGTCCGGCAACGCCAGAATTAATCCCGTGGCATGAGGAAGAAAAGCCTTCGGGCCAGACGGCTCCGACGAATGTCCTAGCCAACCCGACCAGTCATCACCCGCCGTCGTCGGACCTAACGGATATGACGATCGATGGGTGGACTTACGAGGATTTCTCTGGGAGATGGCTCAAGAGGACAGTGGGGTCGGACCCGGATGGTTTTCCGAACGGGACAGTTCAGTATGCTGACAAGGCGACATCCAAGACCTTGAATCGGCTTCGGGCGTCCCGATTGGCTGACAAACCGACCCCCGATGCGAAGACGCCCCCGGCTGAGACTTCCGCGCCAGCCTCCGAGGTTCCCAAGGACGGAGCCTATGGGCCTGTGCACGACCAGCATTCGGCGGTGTCTCCGACGGAGGGGCCGAGGCTGCCGATCCAACCGTCTGGGGACGTCGAGGTCGGTTCATCCGAGCCAACCCGAAAAATAGAACCAACGATGGCGGTGGCCTCGAATCAAAACGAGGCAAAGGTGCTAGCCAGCGCGCCTCGGCCCCTCAATCTTTCGGCGCTCGAAACGCCATCAACCCCCACGCTCTCTCCAAATGCGGATAATGCCCCCGATCCGTCAGCGTCCCGATCCCATGAAAACATCACCAAGACCCTTTCGGTCCCGTTTCCTCTTAATGAGCAAACGGGCTCGGCGGCTTTGGCTCCACAGGAGCCAATCTTGGGGCAAACCCCGGTCTCTCGCCCCCAGTCTCCGACCGAAAACGCGCCGCCGCCCCACAGCCTCGATTCGATCCGATCCGAGTTCCAATCCGATGCCGTGCCGGTTGTGGCATCGCCCAAAAGCCCTGAATTGGTCGCGCCTCCTTTGCCAACCGCTCAAGAGCCGCCCGCCGCGACGCCGCCGGTCGAGCCCGTGGCCAAACACAGCAACGACGATGTGCGGGCGGTGGTTCAACAGATGGTGCTGGGGCTTTTGCAAGAGCATGAGCAGCGGATCGTCAAGCGTAGCCAAGAGTTGATATTGGGAGCCTTGCAAGAATATGAGCAAGCGAAAATCCAACAACCGCATGATTTCAGTCAAGATGAACTGCGGATCATCATCCGAGCGGTACTTGACCATCTCAACGATCTGGCGGATCGACCGGCGACAGGGCGATCCGGCTTTGATGGTCGGATGAGCAAACAATTCGTCAGTACTTATAATCCGCGTGGCCTGAGATGGTGACGTAAAAATCAATTCTACACAGTTGCAGATTGCTTGTTCCGCGCCCGGTTTTCCGAGGCGTTTTTTTTATGTCGAGGAGACCCTGTCATGAGTATATCGGCTCTTTCTATCGGTGCCAGCCTGATCTCGGCCCTTCCGCCGGCGTTGCTGCCAACCACACCGTCGGGTACGTTGGTTCTTGGGGATTTCGTCTTCCAGGATTACGAAATTCCAACGAAAATCACATGGGGCGATCAGCAGAAGACTCATGTGTTCTCGTACCCCGGTGGTTTGCGAAATATTGAATCGTTGGGGTCGGAACCCTTACCGATCCGGTGGGATGGACGGTTTCAGGGCGCGACGGCGATGACTCGCGCTCGACGGCTTGATGTCTTGTGTCGCTCGGGTCAATCCTTGCCCCTCACATGGGGGAGCCTGTCCTTTCAGGTTCTGGTGACCCAATTCAAGGTCAATCAAGAGCGCGACTGGCAACTTCCCTACAGCATCGAATGCTTGGTGGTGGCGGCTCCCATTGGGCTCCCCAGCGGGTCATTGACCGCCGCTCCGGCAACAGTGGTGCTCGGCGATGCGGAAACGGCGGTGGGGTTGGGAAGCAGCGTCAATAGCCCCACTCTGACGGCGGCCCTGTCGGTTGTGCAGCAAGCCGCTTCGGCGGTCCAGGTCTGCGTGACGTCGGTGGCCAGTGGGGCGGGGAGTTTGGGGCAATCCACCGGGCAACTTCAATCCGCGCTGAGGGTGGCGTCTGGGCTGGCGGGGCCGGTTGCCGCCTCTGCGGATAGCGAGATCGCGGCGATAATCAGCGGAGGGCTGGCCGGTGTTGTTTCTGGAGCCGTGGGGCCAGCCAATGCTTCGGCGTTGTTGGCCACGGTTTCGGCGCTTCAGCAGGCCAACGCCGCTCGGTTGATTCAGGGATTGTTGGGACGGATGACCAAAAATCTCAAGGAGGTGACGTCATGACCACAAAAACACGCACAATTTCAGTTGCCGGTGCCACGCTCTACCACGTCGCCGCTCAGTATTTGGGTGATGCCAGTCAATGGAACCGGATCGCCAGTTTAAATGGCTTGGCAGATCCTTGGTTACCGCCGGGTGTTCTGACCCTTAAATTGCCGCCGGTCTCGGCAACCGCCGGGAATGGGGGAATTTTAGGATACTGAATTTTGCTTCCGGAAAGTCAAAGAGGTATGGAGGTGGGATGTTATACCCTCGAGCCTTGATGGTGACTCATCAAGGCTGCCCTCAGACGCCGGGCGGGCGCATCCGCGCCCTTGGCTTCGCGTCCACGAGGACGCGGGGCCGCCGTCGCG